AACTTCTGTGGCGGGAGCTTTTTACGATCTGCGAATATGCTGGATGGTTCAACGTATTCTCTAAGTGGATCTGCCATCAGACTTGCCCTCCGGAGAGTTGTTGTGTGAGTATTTGTAGTGTGTCTTGGAAGCCTTTGTCAAGCTCCTTCGCGGCCATGGCGAACTTGCGTGGGCTGATCTTTTTGATCTTGCGCTTTTCTAGAAAGCTCTTTGCCGCACGAATCTCTGCATTGGCTACTTTTTTAATGGAGGATCTACTCATCTTGTTCTCCTGTGGATAATGAGCTCAATGCACCAGCAGCCAACGGCACAGAAGCGAGTATTTTGCCTGACTTGGCTTGTGCTGGGTCAAAATTTGCAAATTGCGAACGAACTTGGTTTGGCTCTAAAACTATTGTGCTCATAGATCCTGGATCTTCGCCTTTGTTCACATATTGAATGCTGTCGAACCCTTTTGAATTTAAAAAATCAATTATCCAGCGGTCTTTGCCTCCTGGATAAATTTCATCTGCTTCGCCGAATGGAACTCCATTAAATTGGAAATTTTCTGCAAAATATCTGTTATCAGTGAAAGTTTTTCCGTCTGGCTTTTCATATTTTTTGGTGACTTTTGCTGTGTTAAGCTCATCGTTTGAAATTCCATATTTCGATACAGCAAGTTGCTTGTTATTTTTATTTGGTGGGGTTGCACCGCTGATCCCAATTTCTGAAGAAATTCTATCCCAAATATTGTTTGCATCCCAAGAAGAAAGGGAGCCAGCATAAGTATTTTCTTCTAAAGTTAGTGGTCTTTCTGCTTTTAACCTAACAGGATAAATGGATCCAACCATATCACTGGATCTGCCTTGGTCCTGAACCGATCTCAAATCTCTCAGGCGTTCGTAAGCTGCTTCTGGTGTTCCAAAATGAAAGAATTCTCCTGATTGTTTGAATTCTTCAATGTCTGGGCTTAATGACCCATGATAAAACACTTTGTCTGAAAAACTAGACAAAAAGTCAGCAACACCCTCGACTGTTTTTACTCCAAGCCTACTTAAAGCTGACATATCACCATGCCCTGCAAGACCAGTATCTTGCTTTTGTTTTTGGTCCAGGATTGTCGCAGTTGTGACGAGACCGGAAGTTGCTCCTGCGGCCTTTTTGGTTTTTCTTGATTCGCATGTTTGGGTCGCCGAATGTTACGCGCTTGACCTTGTCGCCATCCTTGACGTAAACCACAGACTTCTTTTTGCCGTGGCTAGTCTCGCCTTTGCCGATCCTGCGAGGCTTGTTCAATGAGACGCTCTTGCCTTTGTAGGTGGCCATCAATAAATCCTCACCTTTTCCGGATCAACCAGCTTGGGAACGCAATAAGCCAACCCGAAGTCTTTTGTGTTGCTGTGGTGACCATAACGCCTCACAATTTCTTTTGCGTAATAGTTGCATGTTTCTAGCTTGCGAAACAACATATCATCGCTGACCAACTTACGATCATCAGCAAGGCCGATATATAACAACAACGCAAACACATGTACCACTCACGCTCTGGCTTTCTTCTTCGCAGTAGCCGAAAGGTCTTTCATGTGGACCAAAAATTTGCTGTTGGAGGTGTGCGTCTTGCCAGACATCACTCTTCCTTTGGCATCTTTGTGGGTGGCACCTTTGTGCTCTCTGCCGTCCTTGAAATAGTGCTTAACACCTTTGGCCATTACTTCTTGCCTTTCTTCTTCTTGCTCTTCTTCTTCTTCTCAGAGGCTGCGATCTTGGCGAATGTGCCTTTGGCTGGAGCACCCTTGGCACCCTTTTTACGCATCTTTTCGCCAGAGCCAGCTTTTATCCGCTTGCGCTTTTCGTGGATGTTGTCGTACAAGCCTTTTTTCTTTTTGGCCATTACTTTTTCCCTTTATAACCAGCAGCTCTGATTGCGCGGCCCTGTTTTTCAGCCTCAGCCTTGGTCTTGTAGACTTTGCCAGACTTGCCCCAGCGATAGCCTCCTTTGACCTTGCGGACAGGCACTAGTGGCCTCCGAGGATCTTGTTCATCATGTCATGGACGTCACCACCACCCAGCTTCATGACTTTGACTTTTACGTCGCCATCCTCGTACTCTTCATCATCTTCTTCGTATTCCTCATCCATCATGCCATATTGCATCTGGTGGCAAAGCAAAAGGAAGTTCACAAGCTGGTCGTCGCTCATGTCCAAGCCAGACTCATTGTGCGCAAATCCCATCTTCTCTTTGAAGAGCTCTGCATTTTCTTCCATGTTTTCTACGTTGACTTCAGCCATGGTCAGCTCCTATTCCATCATTTTTCTATATTGCTGGGCCTCGATGTCGCTTGTGGAGCCAGAGCCTTTGGGTCGAAGCTGTGGGCGAACAAGGCTGTTGCGGTATTGTTGCATCTCAATATCACTGGTTGAACCAGAACCGCTGGGCCGAAGACGTGGGCGAACAAGGCTGTCACGGTATTGTTGTGCCTCGGTGTCGCTGGTTGAACCAGAGCCTGATGGCCCCATGCGTGACCGCTCTGCAAAGTCAGCTTCTTGTTGAGCGCGGATCCCATCGAACATCTGTTGGTCTGCGGCCATTCCGGTGGCAGCTTCGGAAGGCATTGCGGAGACCATGGCCTCAAGATTCATACGCTCCATGTCGCTGAGTGCACCACCATCAATAATCTCTTTGACGCGCATTGCCAGCTCTGGGGGAGCCTCTGCTTGCATGTCAGTGTTGGCTCGCAGAAAAGCCTGCATGAGCTCTAGGTCGGACATTACACCGATATCATCCATTGTTAGTTTCTCCATTATAAAGGACAGACCAGTCTTTTTGCTCGACAAACAGGCCTATGGCAAAGCAGATTGCCTCACCCACATTCTTGATTAGGAATCCTGAGAGTGTGCGTTTGTGCTCTTCAGGCTTGACAATGCGAGCTATCTCTTTGGCTCTGGCCACTGTTAGGTATTCGAAAAGGTTGCTCAGAGCTGTGGAAGACCGCATGCGCACGACCATCGGGACTGCCCAATNATGGTAACCACGAACTGTGATGGGGGAAAGTCTCTTGGCTGTGTACACGATGTCCATCCGATAAAGATCCATGTCCAGCTTGCCTTGCTTATAAAGCTCTGTGCAGATGACTCTGGAGTTGTCCGAGTCGCTGCTATCATCATCATTGGACTTGTATCCCATGAATTGACCTAGCTTGGTGTCTCTGAATTCTTTGCCTGTCAAAGTCTCGAATAATCCCAAGCCATCCGTATTGCCGCTAGCATCCCTGCCCATCCCTCCGAATGCAGTGTCTGCACGACTGCGAGCTTCTGAGAATGATGCTGGAGGTGGCCCATCATTGCCACCAAGATCCATATTGCCGCTAGGCGTTGTAGAGTTGAACTGGTTTGAAAAGCGTTCTGTGAATGATGGACCACCAACTGTTGGGCCAGAAGAAGATATGTTTCTAGGGTTATCAATCCCAAAGTTTCCATCAAATCCCATCAAGTCGCCAAGATAGCTGTCTTTGTATTCCCGCCCAGTCATGGCTTCGTAAGCACCCTTGCCATCAACCTCATTCATCTCCGCACCACCGCCAAGATAATCACGAGCATTATAAAATTTTTCAGCAACATAACCTTCTGGCTCACCAGACTCGTCTGATGGCTTTGCGCCATAACCTTCTGAGTCAATGGCTGCTATGTTGTAGCTACGGTAATCTGGCCTAGCACCAATGTTGACTGGTTTGCCGAGCTGCCCTGCATCGATGGCTGTTCTTATGCTGCTGTAAGTTGGCAGATTGTTCGCATCCATCATGCCTTCTCTGAATACGCCTGTTAGTGCACTGCCACTTTCAAGATCGACAGTTCCAGCTTTCAGATCGTCAACCAAATTTGAGGTGCTGTTTCCGACACTTTGAACAGCGGATTGTGTTGGTATGGCAGAATCGGCTAAGACTGGTGCGTTGTCAGGTTGCAGTGGTTTGGTGTTGGCTACCAGATAGCTTTGAGGATCCATGAAGCTGCTCTGGCGAGAGAATGTCTCTGGCCTAACTGGTCCATTCATCAAATATTTCACTGGAGATATCGGTGGGCCTTTTGTTCCATCGAGATAGGGGACAGTGAGTTTTGCAAATAATTCAGGATTAAACGCCACCTTGGGATCCTTTCGGCATTCCGGACATGAAAGACTCCAGCGCACCCATGTTTGGTCCTTGGGCTCTTGCTCGGATCTCTTCGACCTTGTTTTTCAAATATTCCATCATTGGGTCTGCCGCAGGTGCTGCGGGACTGGGAGGAGAAACCGCATTGGGAGGTGCTCCTGCGACAGCTGTTTGGCCAGAGAACTTGGTTGGATCAATTGGACCCATGGGCAGTATGTTGCCTTTAAAGTCCACTCTTCATAGCCTCCATCTGAATTTTGGCTGCATTCTTTTCTCGTTCTATCTGAAGCTCTGCTTGGAGCTTTTGAACCTTGCCTTCCAGCTCTGCTTGAACCTTGGCAGCTTGTATCTGCATGTTCTGGCGAGCCTTGGCCTGATCGATCTCGATGTCTGACTTGGCCTTGGCTTGATCTGCGGCAATCTCGGATTGAGTGCGTTGTTGAAGAGCCTGAGCCTCCAGCTGTGCGAGCTGTTGAGCATATTGCAGAGGATTCTGTTGACCGCCTTGTTGGCCTGCAGCTTGCAGAGCCTTGATCGGTTGCATCTGCGGAGCTGCTGCCACAACCTGAGCCGCACGCTGAGATATTAACATATCCATCTCTGGATCGATATCTTTCATGGCGAACTTTGGGTCTCTGAGATTCGGCAATGGTGGCAGTGGCATGTTGATGCTGGCCTCCATGCGCTGACGATACAACAACGCAACGTGCTCGGCAACATGCGCAATCAATATAGGTTGCATGGTCTTGGCTGCTGGGTTGCCAGCCAATGAAGGATCTTGCATGAATTGGATGTGCACCGCAATGTGGGCTTCGTGATCTTGCTCTGGGAAAGCCTTGATTGGCTTGCCATACATGATTGACATGTTCTCGTCGATTGGGTCTGTCCTCGGAGCCTCTTCTGGCTTCTTCAAGATCTCGTCAATGTTCGGGATCCTGATTGCCTCATACATTCGCTTGTAGGCTTCATAAAGATCATGCAGCTGCGGAGCTGACTGAGCCATCTGCAAGATTGCTTGAGCCTGAGCGATCCTCTGGGCAGTGCTGAAGATGTTGGGGTCAGAAACTGGGACGATGTCAACACGATCGTCAAAGTCAGCCGCAAAGATTGTCTCGCTGGAGCCAGCAACCGAAAACTGNAANGACTCTTCNAGGTGNTCTGCATTCAGCTTGGCTAGCAGCTTGAACTCTTGGCCTTGGGCATAGTGCAGACGCTTGTGGATTGCGCTGAATGACTTGGAGCCTTGCTCAATCAGGGCGACAGTTGACCCAACAGGTGCATTCGGGTTGACGTCCCCAACATTGAGGTCAGAAGTCGAAGCGAACCTTTGGCCAGCCTGCACGATGAATCCGAGTAGGTTGAATAACGACTGGCTTGGTTCTTTGAACGGCAATGGCATGATTGCTTTGTTGACATCATCAACCGTAGCGTCCAGATCAACGAACTCTCCAGGATTGATGTCGATGTCTCCACCGCTGACTCTGCCCTTCAGCTTGAAGCCACCTTGCATATTCGCAAAGGCTGCGGAGTCAAGAAGTGCACGCAAAGAGCCTGTGGCTGCTCTGCCCAAACCGCCGATCATGTGGTACAGGCCGAAACCGTAAAATCCTAATCCAGGCAAGAACTTATAGCTGACGAACCAATCTCTGCGCTTTTTGTCCTCGTCGTCTTCGTCCCAGTTCCTGCGGATGGCGACGATCTTCTCAGAGTCATAGTCAATGGTAATGACGTAAGGCAACATGACCAGATTCTCAGACTCTTCGTCCTCAATCCCGTCGATGCCCTCAAAAGCCTCATAACAATGCATCTCCAAAAGAGTCATAACATCATCGTCAGAGTCGTCGTCTTTGTCTATGCCTTCGATCCGCTGGCTTGTGAACCCATCATCGTCATCAGCCCCATCACCAGTGTATTCTGTCGGGAGGTACCAACCAGCCGCGACATATCTGTTGTAATCGTTTTTGGGCATCTTGATGATGTGGGTGTAGCGTGGGGAGGTGTAAAGATCTTTGCTCTCTGGTGCAACAACAAAGTCTTCAGCTTTGACAAACTGGCTGCATTGGCGGTCCAAGTTTGCATCCCACCAAACTTTCTTGAACGTCTGGCCAACCAATGGCAGGTGAAATAACATCTGGTCAAGGTCTGGGAAGTATTCTGGCATCTGCTCCATGATCTGGTAGTTCATGAATTCTTTGACGCGACGTGCTTGGTTCTCTGTCTCTTCGTTTGGTTCGCCGATGATGGTGGTTTTGACTGGACCGCCAGCTGGATAAAGCTCTGCGATGGCTTTGGCGTTGAACTGGGTGGCAGCTTCTGCGATCAACGGATGAACAACTGTGCTGAGACCACGAACAGCTCGCTCTTCTTCGTTCTCGTCCATGCCACCTTCTGGGTCGAGTGTCATCAGACCTTGCTTGTAGCGTTCTTTCCATTCAGAACGAGCCTGCTCATCGTTCTCGAAATATCCTGTGAGGATGCCAGCCTTGCGGGAAGCCTCTCTCTCATCAAGATCCTCAGCCAAGTTTATGTCGAAGTTGCTGTCTGAATCTTCGATGGTGTCCAAGATAGGATCACCAATCAACACATCACCATCAGGCAAAGTCTCAACTTGCAGCTCATCAGGGGGAGAGCCTTCTGCGAATGGAATAACAGGTTCAGCCATACATCGTCAACCTTTTCCTCATTGGCTCGTCTTCATCTTCATAGTCACCTGAATGGGTGACAAACCAGCCTTTGCGCAATCTCAACCACGCTTGCGTGCACGTGTCAACTATGTCGTCATTCTCAACCGCTGGGAATGCAGCACAGATA